ATCAGCACCATACTTCTTTCCTAAATCATTTACCTCTTCGATAGATAGATTAGGAAACACTTTCTTAGCCCAAGCCTTTATCTGACTATACAAGTAAGGGTTAGATGAAATCGTTTGACTAGCTAAAGCATCGTTAGTATTTTCTATTGGAGAAACCCTTTGGTCTTTACCATGTAATGCTGCTATCGCATCATATTCATCTTGGTCTATTTGTTCTTGTGTACGTGTATCTTCTGCTTTAGGAGTAGTCGCATTTTCAACTTCGTAATTCTTTTTTACCTCGCCTTTATTATTCACTTCAATAGAAGTAGGCGTAGCTTCAGCCTCACTAGTTTGTTGTGTTGTTGATTCTAAAGCAGATAAAATTTCATCAATCGTTTTATTATCATTTATTACACCTCTTATTATTTTCTCCTCCAACGATGTGTATATTCCTCCATCTATTATAGATTCCGAATTATAATAACCACTACCTTTTAATATATCTTTGTATATATTAATTGAGCTAAAAACAGACGAGCCTTCTATATTCCTAAGTATACCGCCTTCAAAATATTTCTTAGCATTTTTATTTTCGGAAAAATATTCTAATAATTTAAACAAAACAGATTTAGCATCTTCTCTACTGTTTTCAAGAGCACTGTATGGACGAACTTCTAATGCATATCCACCTTCTATTAAATCAACTTTTTCTTCTGCATTAAGCAGATCTTTAAATTCTTTAATATCTTTTTTTGTGATCTCTTCTTTCGATTTTGCTATTTTATCTGAATATTTTTTTTTGACCTGAGACAAAGTATCTTCATAATTATCAGAGAAAATTCCGCTAGATGATGCATATTCTACAGCTCCAAACATATCAGTACCTTTCTCTATAGAAGAAATTTCTTTAATTTCATCAGCTTTTAATTTTTTAGTCAAAGGGTCTTCCTTGCTAGATTCCTTATCCTCTACTACTCTTTCTCCACTAACAACGTCTTCGGGTTCTTTGGTGCTTTCGGTAGTGCTGTCTTTAGCATCAATAGACTTAGAAACTTTATCTTCTCTTAGCTTAATAAGTTCATCAGTAGCAGTAATCTTATCTTCGGGAGATAAATCACTATCATCTATCTTCTTCTGAATCATATCAAAGCCCTTATCAGTTACCTCATCTTCTGCTAATTTAACAAATGGTTTTACTGCATCCGAAACAACTGTCTTAGGCTTACCCTTAACTGTTGTCTTTTTAGCTTTAGGTTTATCTACGTCTACATCATAATCCTCTTTAAACCTCTTGTTCTTTAACTATTTCGTCTCCAGACTCTAACTCCTCTTTTTCATACTTTTCTAAAAGCTCATCTTTATTTACAACGAGTTCTTCTAATTCAGATAAAGTCATTCCGTATTGAGTCTTAGCTAAAAGTTCTATAGATTTTTTCTGTTTATCGGTTCGTTTACCATCATTGTACGTGCTTACAACATCTTCTACAATTCTAATACCCTCTATAGCAGCATTAGTAACTTTAGAGCCATTATTGTCATAATAGACAAGCTCCTTTAAACCAACACTATTTCTCAGTAAGTTTTGAAACGCTTTCTCTTCCTCTTTTAAATCTTCCTCCTTAATAGGGTTTTTAACTTTCTTTCCTTTAGCTTTTGAATGTTGTTGCTTTTTAAATAATTTTTTCTTTATTTTTAACTCTTTATTCTTTAAGCTACTAGCTTCTCTGAAAGCTTCTTGTATAGCCATCTTATCTATCTTTTGACTATCAGGCAAATCTTTATTTATAGCATCGATTTCATTTATAATAGAACTTGAATCATCAGAAAGCGTTTGAACAGAATTAGTCTTAGATATAGAACTAATTACATTTGATATTTTTTCTCTTACAGACTTAATTTTCTCAGTTAATTCCTGAGTAGACTCTGGGTTTGATGTTTTCATTTTACCATAAACTTCAGAAGACATTACAGCATCTAAATCTTTATTGGTTTTGTTCATATTGTAACTCTGATATCTAGCCTTAGAATCAGAAACATTATGCCAAATATCTTTTTCAAGTTCAACCATCTCATCAATAGTCCTCTCAAAATTAACTCTTTCTTTTGCAGTTATATCTCCAGAGGCTTCCGCTTTTTGACTAAAGTTTTTTATCTGATCTATTTTAGACATATCTCCACTAGCAACAGACGACCTAACATAATGATAAGCACTTTCATGTTTTACTTTACCCGGTAGGTTTGTTGAAGCCGACATACCTCCACCTATAATAGCACCATAGAAAGCTTCCTCTCCTACACCTTTCCAAAAATCTTTACTCTTTATGTCCGTACCATAAAAAGTTTTATCGTGCTTATTTAAGTTATCGTAAGCTATCTCTCCAACATTCTCTATAAAAGACTGTATACCCTCTGAAACACCTTCCGGCAAAGCACCTCTAACAAAGCCTTTTCCAACTCCTATAGCTTTACTTTTAGCAAATTGTTTTAATCCTAAATCTTTTGTTCCTTTTTTAATAAAAGTTTTTAAAGTTTCTTTAGTTACTCCATTCTTAGATATTTCTTTAATAGAGTTTGCAAGAAACTCTTTAGTGAAACCACCGCTTAAATTAGTAGCCATTGATTGAGCTAAAAGTTTTTCAAAAGCAAGTTTCTCTATCATAGCAACAGGTAGCCCAACTAACAAACCTTGCATTGAAGGAAGCTAAACCACTTCCCATTCCACCTGCAAAAGAACGTAACGAACCTGTATCAAAAAACGATTGTCCTGCTAAATCACTAACCCTATGCGAAGAAGCTTCGTACCAATCAGCCACTTCTTCGGCCCATTCATCAGCCCAAGCATCATCAGCAGTTATAGCGGTAGCCATAGTAGGTAACATCTTGATACCTTTTTGAACACGCTTTAAACCATTACTAAAAGAAGTTGTGAAATCATCAAACGCACTATTTTTAAAATCATACATAGAAGGAATTTCTTCATTGAAGTTTAATTCCATTGGGTTAGATTGCTTAATACCAAGAGGTACACGCCTATCTAAATCTTTCTTAAATTCATTAGCAAAATCTTGAATGGTCATACCGCCATCTATAATGCTTTGCTCTACATCAAAATATTCAGGATTATCTCTATCATTGTAATACCTTAATATTCTTTCATCATCTAAATTTCTTAGATTAGCAGCAGACTTAACGAGATTTGGATTGCTTTCTTTTTCAAGAGGACTATCTTCGTAGGTCATATGTTTTGGTCGCATCAATAAGCTACCATCTCCTTTTCCCTTTTTTTGATTATCCCCTTTCTTAGTTATGTCAAGTTCTCTCATTCTTATTTATTAGTTTTAGACCTTATAATATTATACTGCATAAACTTATTTGCTTCTACTTGATTTGCTGTTGTTGAAGCAGCCCCCTCTTTAGGTTGAGAATCGTAATACTGCTTATTTGCCTGCATAAATGTTCTTCTGTCGGTAGCTGGTTTTTGAAATAAAGTTAACTCAACCATGCTACCATTCCAACCTGCAACACTGTATTCCTTCATATTTCCACCGTCAAAATCATCATTTAATTTATACTGTTCGTTTAGTTTTTCATAATCAGAAAGAGGCATCATTACCTTTTGCTCCATAACGTCAGTTTTTTGATTTGTAGGAGAAACCAAATGAGTCATTTTATTATCCATTGAAGTAACACCGTAATTAGTGCTTTGAAGCTCTATAGTCTTACCTGTCCTTGGGCTAATATAAAGAGTACTATTTGTTCTAGTCTTATATTGATTAAACCTATCTATGTCAATATCTTCTCCCGTTTCTCCATCATCTTTTTCAAACATATTTACAAAACTACCTTCGGCAGACCCGTCAGTTATTCCGAATCCATTTTCTTCTGTTATTTTTTGACCTTGCGAAGTCAAAGGAGTAGTATAAACTACACCACCTATATGACCATCATCAAACTTAAATTCAGGAGAATCATACGAACCAACAACATTCCCTTGATTATCTCTCTGCAATTCTTTTAAATTACCCTCTATTTCGTTAAGATAATACTCTTCAACATTAGCGCTTCCTGATTGAGTTTGCTCATACTCCCAACGTCTTTGTTCGTTATTTATTCTTTCAGCGTTTTGATTTAACCTAGCCGCATCCATATTATATCCTGCAACATCTCCAGCTTTCCAATTCCAACCCTCTCCGCTATCAGCCCATACTTTAGATATCTTCTTAGTAATCGCTTCTGCTTGCGCTTGACTAGCGTTCTTACTTAAAGCCATTGTCATAACGTCTGATTGAGTAACCCTGTTGTCTCCATAAGGATCTAAATCGTCTTTCATAGCTTTCTTAAAGTCCATCATATTGACTTCAACTTTTGGTTCTGAGCCAAAGTAATTAATTTTATCTATTTCACCAGCTTTAAATAAAGCAATTTGTTCATTCATTGTCATGAATTTATCATCCCATTTTTTTTTGCCATTCTTATCGACAACAGGAACACTAACAATCCCTCCATTAACAAACTTATCATCTTGCCTGTCTTTAATGTATGCAGTCATAGACTCTTTAGTTTCTTTAGCGTTTTGAGCTTCTTTTGAATTTATAATATTATTTTGATAATTCTTTAAAGCTAAAGCTCCACCAGAAGAAATGTATGAACTTAAATTACCTTCATGCTTTCCAATACCTTTAATAATGTTTTTACGCTCTTCTTTTTCTAAACCTTTTAACCTTTCAACGTCTTCTGGTTCGTAATCTAAACTATTAACTAATTGCAAATAACCTCCAATCTCTTCTTGAAGCGCAATCTCTCGTTGTGTTTTAGCCTGCTCTAAAGCCGAATGCTTTTCTAAAGCAGCTAAATTCATAGCTTTGTCTTGTCTTTCTCTATCCCAATCGTTACGAGACATTAAACCTTGATATACTGCAAAATTTGGCATAATTCTTTTTTATTAACTTATTCTTCTGTTTTGTTATTCTCATCAACTAGAGCTGTTTTGTCAGCTCTCATTTGTAATAAATGCTCTATGTTTTCCATTCCTTGTTCTCTTTCGTGAACGGACAAAGCCTTGTCTTTTCTTAATGTTTTCATATAATCCCAAACAGCACTTCCCTCTCCGTAGTTTCTCTCGAAAGCCCTTGTGTCTTTTATTTCTTGAAAACCTGTATTCATCAACTGACCTGCAGCTTGTGCGTTTAACATTTCTTCTTGATTCTGATAACCAAAAGCATAACGCTCAAAATTCTCTGCATTAGTTGCAGCACCCCTTGCAACTTGTCTATTCTGTCTACGCATCATTTCGTCCTCAGCAGCAGTTCTCATACTTGTATCTTGAAGTCTTTGTCCTGCTTGACCTAAAGCACCAAGATACGCACCTGCGCTTCCTCCTGCCTTACCTTTAATCATAGATACATCAGCAGAGTAATTTCTTCCTGCCATAGCATTTCTGTAATCTAATTCAGCAGGAGATAAACCTTGATTTCTACGCGCCATATCTTCATCGATAATAGTACGCATTTCAGGACTCATAGTAGGATCGGACAAAGGCTCATTTGCACCAATAGCTCCAACTATTGCTTGCCCTGCAGGAAGCAAATAATCTTCTAAACCTATTCCGTCTGTTGCGTTATCTTCGTATTCAAACTTTTCATAATCAACATCGGTATTTAACTTATCGTCTTCTGCCTCATCCTCTCTATCTCTTTGAGTTGTTTCAGCAATTTCAAAAGTCATATTAAAAGGGTTTGCTTTTTCAGGCATACCTTTATAACCAACACCACTTATTTTTTTAAAGCCGTAATCTTTACGATACCCTTCTTCAGTATATTCATCTGGATTATCTTCTTTAGATAGTTCACTATCAGGAATCTCGCTTATTAAAGCTTTCCCCATAGCCTCATAGTCATAATCTGTAACTGACTCTGTATTTAAATGAACCCATCCACCCATTTTAGCAATATCCTCAGATTGCTTTTCATCTAATGGAGCCATCTTTGTTCTAGGTTTCGCTAACTTCTCATACTCAGCAACAACTTCTTTACGAGATTTTTCTAATGACAATAACTGATTTTTTAACCTAGCTCTTTCCTTAGAGTCTTTTGATTTTTCTATTCTATGATTAAGACCTGCCTTAGCATTATTATAACTATCCCTTTGGTCGTTTGCTCTATTATAAAAAGCACCCCGATAGTGTTCGTTGATTTTATTTTGAATTTCTTTTATTTCATCAACAGAAGCATTGTTAATCTTAGCTAATTCAATATCAGCTTTTAATTCTCTTACATAGGCAGGACTGTATTCGTCAAACCTTGTTCCTTCCTCAACCGTTGTAGTTATTCCGCTTTTTAAATCATCTAAAACTTTATCAAAACCAGTGCTTTCCGATTTCTTATCCTTTTCTGGGTCTCCGTTATTCTTATTTGCCATAGTACTATTTATTACATCCAAAGACTATCTTGCGATAATGCCTTCTTTTTGTTTTGAAATTCTTTTGATTTTTCTTCTATTGAAGAATCGTAAGCAATACCTGCAGCAACACTTCCTGCTCCCGCTTCAATGATACCTCCAGCAACAGGAACATTGCCGCCCAACTCTCCTATCTTCTCAGTAGTATTTATAGCTTTATCATATTTACCACCCTCCGTAGGGCTTGACTGAAGATTATCTTTAGACATATCAGACCCTTTACTTAGAAGATCACCAACCTCTCCATCTACCGCATCTCTAGTGTTTTTATATTTAGTCTCCTTAGCTCCTTTATCAAAATCTTTAAAAGCTTCAAGATTCTCCATATTCCCACCACTCTCTTGAAATTGTTTTAAGGCCTCTTCTCCACTAATACCTCCACTAATACCTCCTGTAGACATACTCGGTATTTCTCCTGAGCCACCCATAGCTTTCGATGCTATATCAGAACCACCACCTAAAGCTCCACCTGCTCCACCTGCTCCACCGCTAATGCCACCGCCACCACCTGCTCCTGCAGTAGCTACTGTTTTACCAACCTCAACAGCAAGCTTAACATCTTGAACTAATTTATTTGCAGCATCTTTATCTCCTGCTTTCATTGTTGCTGCATAATCACTCTTACTAGCCTTACCTGCTATTGCTCTCCCCCAAAGTTGCTGACCTGCTGTCATACCGGGAATGTAATTAGAAATTTTACCCCATGTATTTCTTGTTCCATCATCGCTGAAACCAGTAGCAGCCATGCCTATTTTTTTTAACCCCTTAGCTCGTTCAGGTGCAATACGAACTTGTTGTCTTGCTAATTCTTCGTTCTTATTAAATACCGCCATATTACAATCTATTAGATAATCTAAATAAAGTTTCTAAACTCGTAAACCTAACTAATACATCATTTTCATTATCAAAAATGAACTTATTAGTAATATGTTTACCTCTCATTCTACCTGCTTGTTCTACACCACGTAAAGGTAATCTAAAAATGTTTTCTTTCAAAATAGCTCTATCATCATTTTGAATATCAAGTGTTTCTGTTTGATTTTCAGTAGTCATTATAAGCTCTGTAAATATACTTGCAGAAGCATCATTTATATTCATTCTAATGTTATCAAAAGTCTTATGGTACATCATATTCTCTTTTGTTATAACATCTACTTCTGAATCAAAAGAATTAACATAATAAAAACCTCTATTACCTTTCTCGTGAACATAAAAAGAACCTCTCCTAAATATTTTCTCTAACCTTGTATTTGCAGGTAAGTAAGTATCTACACTTAATAAGAACCCTTTATGCGACATATACATATTAGGAATAAAATCATGGAAACTAATAAAGGCATTTAAGTTCTCATTAAAACTTATTGTAGTGTATTCATCTTCAGGAGGATGCACTCTAAGTATAGGAAATTCATCCGGAGGAGTTTCTAGCCCAGTATCATATTTTCCTGCTCCTGTAAATGAAACATAAACAGTATTATTAGTATAATCATATCCTGATGCAATACCTTTCTGATTAATAGGGCTATCAGCATTATCATATTGAACTAACATCTTATCAAAGAATTGATGCATACCTCTAATATCGCTCAACAACTCTACACCATTTTGCGCAAACCTACAGAACTTACGTTTTTTACTATCAATCCAATAAATAGCTTTTCCACTATTAACTAAACTCATTTGATGCTGAGTACCGTAAACTGTAGATATGTAATCTTGCCCTGCCAAACGCTCTCCTGTACCCGTTGCTAAACTTCCTAAGTTAGAAGATTGAACTAACGCTCTTTCATAAGCGCGAAGCCTAGACAAAGCTTCTTCTTGTAGAACGTATATTTGGTCAAACAAATATGAACTCGCCATTATCTCTCCATAACGACCATCCATATCCCTAAAGTCATTAACTAAAAATGTTCTAAAGGCATCTACATCATCTCCGTAAAACTTCTGATCACTATATCTCCATCTTACCGGAAACCTTGTTGTTACATTTGCATTAAATGGTTTTTGAGCATAGAAGTTTGTTGCCTCATCAAACAATAAAGCACTCTGATAATTCCATTCTTCTGTCAATCTATTGCTACTATCAAACCAATATATCCCATCAGGATAACTAATCTCTCCAGTCCAATCAGAATCTCCATCATAAGCACCTTGACTTCTAAATCCATTGTTAGCGTAACTTGGATTTTGTTCTGATGCTCTCTGACGTAAAGACATATTAATTGAACTTTCAATAGGTAACACTACCCCTTGACCAACAGGATAAGGAGTTGTATTTATGCTTTGCTCTTCTTGGTCATTCTTCTTGGTGAAGTTAGGAATTATTCTAGCAATATCTATAAATGTAATATACGTATCTCCACCCCAAACTTTCATTCCGTTAATTATATCAGGACAAGTAAATTCAGAATTATTTACTGGCTGAAAATGACCTGTTCCTTTATATACTGTTCCTTGCACAGATGTATTAGAAGGACCCCCATAAGGAGAGCTATTTTCTCTTACATAATTTACAATATTAAAAGAGTTATGGCTAGAGTCTATTTGATTATAGGTAGCGCCACTGTCATTTGAAAGACCTCTTGACAAAGCATTTCCAGAGCCAATATAAAAGCCTACAGCAGGAGTAGTAGCTAAATCAGCAGGATTGTTTCCTCCAAAATAACCATCTGTCTTATAGTAAATAACATTATGACTAGCCATACCGTAGTATTCTTTATTGTCTGAGAACCAAGGGTTTTCAAGGTAAGCATTTGCAACATGAAATCTAAAACTAACGTCTTGAATTAAATCAGTAGTGGTATCTCCAAGAACACCTTCTGCTATATTATAATAACCCGAGTGTCTATGCTTATATACAGGCTGCGCCTTAGAACCGTAACTAGCAAATATTGAATTTCCACCATCAGCATCATTATATTGAGCAGTATAATATAATTTTTGTATAGTATGCTGGTCTACCTTACCATCATTTACTGTTGTATCAAAATTTGCGTGTAATGTGTAAAATTGTCCTGTTCCTTGTGTAGTATCGCTAGGGTTTACTTCCGCAAAATATGTTCCGACAATTTTTAATCTATCGTTGGGAAATATGCTTGGTCCATTAGCTGTATCTCTAATAGCAAAAGCAAGTTCCGGATATAGCATAGCTGTATAATAAGGTCTTAACCTATATTGATCTACTGTTTTTCCTGCATTATTAGGCTGTGTATTTGTAGTGTTATTGTCTTCCCACATATTGTATGAGAAATAACCTATATCATCTGCGCTAGGAGTAGGAGCAACTAAGGTATCTCCATCCCAACCTTTCCATTTTTGAGTAGGACCAACTTGAAGTCTTGTAGCTGAGTTCTGTATTAAACAAGGCATAGCTAAGCCTTGATATAAAATAGTATTATCTAATTCAGCTCTAACTATCTCATACCCAACAATATCCTCTCTAATAGTTGTTAAGTCAATCCCATCAAATCTTATTCCCATTATTCTGATATGACAAGTATCATCTAAATCAGGGTCTGTTCCATCAAGAACAACATTACTAGTTGATAAAGCACCAAAATTATTTGTTATATAAGCTGCGCTTATAGTTTGTTTAGCAGGGTAATCTAACGAACCATCTTCTCTAACTCTTGTAGCTTCGTAAAGTCCAGAGTATAATTCCGGGAACTTAATGTCAGCTAAATGATACGTGAACGTAGGCTGACCTAATTTATCGAAAAACACAATACCAAAACGATATGTTTCCCCTCTACGATAACCAGTCTTTAAATGAGCAACTTGTGTTCCCTTATAGTTAACGTAATCATTATCTATTGTATAAACCTCTTCCCCTCCTGCTTGGTCGTGCATTTGAATAGTAGTAGTTCCTGTTCTTGGAGCTTGATGAGTTAAAGGCAAATCATAATCTTGGGATGGAGTAGTCGTTTCATCATGTTTAATAAACTCTTTAGGAGTCTTTTCATCATCCAACATAGACTCAAATATAGGCTTGACAGATAGATTGTTTAACACAGGCTCTATATCAAAATCTAATGTGGCTTCTTTAATATTTCCGAAGTACATCGTATTGTCCTTAATATTAGAAGTCTTAACCCTTTCTATATTAGAATACCTTTGAGCAAAAGCAGAAGAATCCAATATAGGTATAGCACCATTATTAGTTATATGGTCTACAGTCATTGTGCTTCCAGTAATATCTGCTGAAAGAAATATACCCGAAGAAGTAATTGCTTCGCTAGAAGTTATGTAAGCATAAGCAACTTCTAATATTTGAAACCTCTCATCTATACCCTTTACTTCAAACCTAAAACCTTTAGAAGTTTCAAGACCAGTTCCTTCCATTTCATAATCATGCCAATTAGAACTGCTTACCGCATCTACTGTTAAGAACAAAGGTCTTGTTAGTGGAATCCAAGGAGTCCTATAGCCATCTACAGTACCTAACCTATAAGTATGTTGATAAACACCGGAAACTAAATTACCGTTAATATTTTTCTGATATTTGATAATACCCATTTGATGTTCAGCTTGCATTTTAGCATTATGAACAGACAATGTTACAGGACTATAAGAGTCTACATCATTCTTTGGTCCAACACCATCATAAGAAAAAGTAAAAGCACCAGGTCTATTACTGTTGGTAAGAACTCCATCGTGCCAATACACTCTAATAATTTCATCTACTTCCGGAAGAAGTGTTGCTTCAATCTCTACATCAAAATTAAATAAGTCTCCATTAGGATCATTCGCATCATTAAATAAGGTTTTATACTTACCCGCTCCATTCTCATCAAGAGTAATCATTCCTATCTCACTATTTCCGCTTGTAGTATTCTTAGAGAACAGTATTATATAGTTCGGACCAGATGCGTACCCTAAAGGAGTAAACGCTTCTCCCCCTCCAACGATTGTGCTATTTGGATTGATTACGAAACTTAATTGAGTACCTTCTTCATTCTCCCAAGAGTAAGTTCCATCTTCATTAAAGATAAGCTTACCATTCTTACTATAACGATATGCAGCATTAGGTTGATTTAATTTATCAACGTCTTGCGCCATACCCTCATTAAACGTATTTATAGTTCTTGTTGTTCCCATTAAAACAATGATTTATTAGGTAAAGGCATTAATTGCATCCATTGATTAGCTAAGTATCTCATTTCAGCTTGGTCAGGCAGCTCATCATTACCTCTAGTTTGACCACATTTCCATTCCCATTCTTGTTTAAGTAATTGATAATTACCTACACCTATCTTACCCATTATAAAACGCTTCTTAGTCCACATATAGATTAAGTATGCTGAAACAGCATCAGCGTGGTCTTCTGAAATCATCGGCCACCCATTCTCATCTATCATTATACCCATATAAGATATACCAACTTTCCCTTTCTCTATTTGATTAAAATAGATAAAACCATTCTCTATAGTGAACTTACTACTAGAACTTGCAAAAGGATAATTATAACCACCATACCCACCATTAGCAAAACCATCTCTATTACTAGCTGTAAGACCTGTATTTAATTCAGCAGCACTTCTGTTAGCTAAATTAGGAGATGTTGTCTGTATTGGGGAAGATTGACTTCCTTTAGGACTAGACTCCGCTTTCTTTGGCGGTACTCTTGGAACTAATGTGGTTAGTTCTATTGTTCCTTGAATACTATCAGTATAAGTGGTTATTGTAAATATCACATCAGGAGTTCTTCCCGTTATGAACAAAGTGTCTGCGTTATTACTTGCAGTATAAGGTAAATTATTAATAGCATTAATACTTGTTACTAAAGCTATTAGAATATCTTGTGTTGTATCTCCTGCCTGAACAGTATAGTTAAAGCTATTAGAATTTAAAGAGCCACAATCATTTGCTTGAATATTAATTGTAACCATATCGCTTTCAGCAAACAAACCACACAACTTCATTTGCATTGTTAACGCTACACCAGGAGACTCTATTACTAATTGATTGTTGTTGTACTTCTGTTCTTGCTTCTCAACAATCCCATTCTTAGGAGCTTTATCAAACATTCTAAACTCTCTGTTAGTTTTGTCTAATATTTCTCCACCTATATTTAAAGCATTTAAGTACGCAAAGTTTTTAGGTAAACAAGCTTTGTAGTTCTCTACATCTATCTCACACTCATGTCTTTCGTAAGAATGTTTAGAACCAATATGATTTTCAGCTTCACTAGCCCATCGAGCTAAATCATCTATCATATCATTAACATTGTTTATTCCTGTATTACCAGCGAAATTACCTATAATCTCATATAGCGATATTCTATTTATAAATGACATATTATTTAATTTTATGTATGTAAGTTGGACTAGCGTTGTTTCCGTACTTGTTTAAGCTAACATCTAATACGTCCATACCTCTAAATACATTATTCAAAAGTTCTTTAATCCAAGTCCTTGATAGTTTCAATTTGTAATGTCTATATATTTTAGGATTATTCCAAAAGATAAAATATACATACCCATTAGTCTTATTCAAATCTACTTTCTCTTGCTTTCTAACAACCTTTCCATTCTCTTTAGTAAACACCCATCTCATAGGGTTATACCTAATAGCTTTTGCTTTTACTGCATATATATCTCCAAACCTATTGTACAATGAATTTATCTTTCCATTAACAGTACTCGATAATAATATTCTCATATAAGCCATAACAATAGTCTTAAAGACTTTATAGTTTACGTGCTTAATGTTTTTACCTTTACCGTAGTTGACTTTATTAAGCCTACTATCTAATAGTTCACTACACTCATTGTAAACACCAAGTAATGTATATCTACCTTTAAGGTCTAAGCTTTTCATTATCCTGTCTACCGTTATTTAACTCATCGTTAATCGTCTGAGCACTTACTTGAAATTCGTTTCTTAAAATAGAGGTTAATACATATTCGTATAATCTCATTGGCATAGGGTACTCATCGTTAGCTTCATCAAAACATCTTCCTTTAGGATTATCTTCTGTATAAACAGTTACATCAGTAGGGTCTTCAAATACAGCTCTTATGTTAATATACTTAACTGACTCATCTCCCTGCTTGGTTACAATGTACAACCTATTGTTTATAAAGTAGCATCGATTAAATAGATTACCAAACTTAGTTGCTCTCTTGAAGATATGAACATCAGCATTATCAATAATGATAGGAGTTTGTTTGTCTATTAAACCAACAAAGACCAACGCTCTATTATGAGGTAGGTCTACTATCTTTGGAATATCAACGTACTTTACTGTACAGCCCCATTCCACTTTAGGACATTCACTATCTGCTTTATCAACAGTCTTTAGTTTTAACACCCCCATATCTTGAACTAACTGAGGATCTATTTGTTTTCCGTATTGAGTTATATCGAAAACACCTTTAGCTCTATAAGCACTTATCCAAAACTTTATTTGAGATATATTTAACCTCTCATCATCTGAATTACCTTGATTGGCTCTAATGATATTTCTAATATTATATGCGTGTTCGTCTAATGTAGCCATACCTAAATATAATAATGGGGAAGTAACGGTTGCTACCTCCCCATAAAATTACAACTAATTTTTTAATTAACTATCTTATGCGTTAATTAAAGCATCTAATGCAAAACCACCAGTTGTTGCACCATCTCCTTCTGTTCCAAACCAAAAGATTTCAACAGAATTAGAACCAACACTATTAATAAATGGTTGAGCTACTGAAGGAGTGTATACGATACGAACTGTATCAAATGTTGCAGAAGTAATATCTGCTGCATCTATACCTCTATCAACTAAATCATCAGGATAACCCTCAGAAATAACTGTTGCAGTTGCAACAGCAACAATAGTTCCTGCTACAGAAGTTGTATAAACCTCTACCTGTAACGAGTTCTTATCGTCATTCTTTTGAGTAATTGTAATTACACCTGCAACGTTAGTTGCTGTATAAGGAGTTTCGTTAGCCTCTCCATCTTTTGCAATTAACGCAGTTAACGCAGTAGCAATATCAGTTACAGTTACAGCTCCTGCTTGTGCAGTATGTCTGTATGTCTTTCTCCATAATTGTCTTGAAGTGTCATTACTAACTACTGTTAGTGTTACCTCATCTCCTGCTACATAAGTACTAGCAAGAGTAACAGTGTTATAACCTGCAACTCCTACTACCGGAGCAGTATATACTGATGATTGTAAATCAACCAAAGGAACTAAAAAGCCTGGAGTTAACGCAACGTTTCCGTCCGCATCTGCAGCCCAAGCACCTGCTGCAGCATTGTTTACAAGTGAAAAATAATCTCTACCTACTTTCATAATTTTAATTTTTAATTTTATTGTTTAATAACTTAACGTCTACCGAAACTTTTATTAAGCTTTCTGAATTGTCTTAAAGGTTTGTGAGCATCTTTTTTAGCTGGAGCTTCATCTTCCATCTTGATAATAAAATCAACGATTGCAGATTTACTCATACTACTAAATTTCTCGTAACCCCTAGACTTACATAATGCCTTTAGTTCGTTTAACTTTAAGCTGTTTAATTGTTCTTTTTTTTCTTTTTTTGTTGCCATAACATTTAATTATTCTTGATTATTGATTTCATTTATTTGAATTTGATAATTCTGATCTTCAGAAGGTTCCATCATCATACGAATAGCTATATCAACTATTTGTTTATGAGCAACCTCGTTCAACTCACAATTTATATTACCTGATAAAGAAACTTTAATAGGATATTTTAAATACGTCAAATACAACTCGTTAGGAACACTATCAGATTTAACCTCGATAATGTTACTCGTACCATTGTTATATTGTAAGTACTTTAAATTATTATTAGTAGCTTTATTAAAAGGGTCTACATCATTTTCAAACTCATCGTCATGTTGCTCAGGACTAACCTTACGTTTATAGCTTACGCCACAAATTGTGACTGTAGCACCTAAACTAATAACATACACAAAGTCTTCGATATCACTTAGAGATATTATACTTACATCTGTATAATTTTGCTTACGAACTAAAACATTTAACTCTTCTTTACGTTTTTCATTGAACTCAAATTGACCATAGCGAGTGTCTACAAATTCTATCTGAGCTTCATTCAAAAAGTTATCCTTCTCCGTAGCGTTAAACCAAGGGGAATTACTCTTATCAAGCACCTCATCTATTCTTGTATGCATCTCTGCTATTGTCATTATTCTATGTCTTTACGTAATGAAGGTATTAAATCTTCGTTCTCTTGTAAATATAATACTGCTGCATCAAACGAGTTCCCAACAATTTGAGCACCCATCTTATAAATACCATTTGTATTAGTGAAAACATTTTGCTCTAATCCTTTTCTAATAAGAACCTTATACTCTTTGTTTTCATCTTCAAAGTCCTCTATAACACGTTCAGGATTCATGTCTGCAATATCATACATATGTTCCTTTAAAACGTATTCAGAAGTCTTATCTCCAAACGCTATTCTTTTATTAACTAACAGTAATCTCGCAAAATCTCTAAGTTCACTTCCTTCAAGATTTCTAATAATGCCAATCGCATCTGCAAATAAATCTCTATCTCTCACATTATCTTTCGCCATCTCATCTAGGTTAACGCACTCAAATATTGCATCACCACCTTTAGAATAAATAGGATGATTTTTAATGTGGAAATATTCCAATCTTTGCTCTACATCTGACAAGTCAAATTTCTTGTTTTTAGTAATCTTAGATACACGAGGAGATCCAGCTTTGGAAAGAAGCGATAACTCCCTCCCTAAGCTTTCATCCCAATATTCTCTAATTGTAATTGTACCTGCTCTTTGTGCATCACGCAACCTTACTTCACCTACACCAGTAGTAGGTAAACCTTCTAATCTTTCCTTAACTTCGCCTTTATACGCCATGTTTTATCTTTTTAGTTTAATTATGCTTTTAATAATTGACCACACGATAATGGGTTTCTTACAATGATACCAGACTCAGATAACATTTCACATGTGAAACTATCACGAGAGTTAGCAGCACTCATAGATTTTTGGTCAAATGGATTAACCATACCCTCGATGTACTTCATTACCATTGAACGATTTACACCACCTGCGCCTTTAACTTTTCTTTCTACATTAGAAACTCCGTTAGTTTGACCCATGTTCATGAATACCATTCTGAATGATTCATTTAAGAAACCTGTTCTTGCATCAATATCACCACCATGTAAATTCGGATCATCGAAAATAGGGTTGTGAGCTAAAGTAATCTTAGAACCAATAGCATTGTAAGATGTGAAATCTACACCAATCTCTTGTTTTCCTCCTACTTTTGCATCGTATACCAAGTTACCACCAGGCATTACTAAATCCTTCATAGCTTCGTGGAACGCAACTTTACCTGCAGTACCTGTGTAAACTATCCACTCTTGTCCTCTCGAACCAGTGTTTAATTGTAACTGAGCTAAGAAATCAGTAATTCTTTTTTCTGTCAAAAGACCATTGTATGTATCTACGTTAGATGCATCAATTTGTCTAAGGATACCATCTCCTTTAACTACCGGCTTACCGTTAGAATCGAAAACAGTAGAATTACCGTTAACATCCATTGTAGTTTCAGAATACCAAGAATCCTTTTCAAGCTCGTATAAGAACTCTTCCATTTGGTGTACTTGGTCAGTAAAATACCATAACCTTTGACCGTTGTTCTCAATCCAAGTAACATCTGTTAAAGCAGAACCTGAAATAGATTTAGACTTTCTACAGATAGACAAGTGATTTACATACCAGTCTGGGTATACGTGATTTTCGTAACCTCTTTCAGAAGACTCTGTAAAACCTGTACCAACTTTACCTGCTGTGTTACCTGCAGCTAATGCAGTTGGGTCTACAAATTTAGCAGCATCTGCTGTTTGAATTTTAGCTTGAAAAGTATATCCACCTGCAGTTTGAGTTGGCTCTCCAATTAAAATTAATAACGTCTTGTCTCTTAAACGAATAGTATCGTTAGGATTGAAGTAGTTTTCTTCAAACTCTACTGTGAAAGCAGAATTTCCTATACCTGGTGTACCACCACCACTAAATGTTCCTGTCAAAGTAGATGGTCTGTTAAGACGACCTAAGATTGACCATTGAAACTTATTGTCTCCAATTAAGTCTTCTTTTGCGAACCTCGAAGTACCATCTACGAAATAAGTCATAGAGTATTGAGGGAATTGTTTGATGATTGTCTTAGCAATCTCTGGGTACTTTAATAGGTTAGTTACCAATGAATTACTTTCAATAGTATCTTTTCCATATGTACCTGAACTAATTTTAGCCATTTTAATTTATTTTTAATTTATATTTAACCGGCAAACTTGTTAGGATTAAACTCACCTGTAGACTCTTCCCTAATCCTTGTGGTAGTAGAAGTGTCAGGAACAGTGATTACATCCAGTATTGCCTTTTTTCCTGTTTGCGTTCCTCTATTCTTAGCAGCGTTAAGCAAAGTATTTCTGTTCTTCCATAGCCAAGCAGCTTCCGACATTGTTTGTTCACTTTCTGTAATCTCCTTATAGAAGTTCTCAGTAGTGTACTTGTAATGACTGTCTCTAACTTTCTGTAGTGACTCTTCATCTTTAGCCATTTTAAAGCCAAACATTGTTTCGCTTTCATTAATGTGCTTTTTGATGTTGTCTCGTAGCCTTTGAACTTCTTGCTCTTCACGCTTTGCGCCAGCTTTCTGTTCTTCGATCATCTTGTTACGCTCTCCATCCATAGTTCGATTAAGAGTGTTTCTGATTTTCTTCGCTTCGATTTTTACAGTTCCGTTATCAACGTAAGTGTCAACCGCTTCGTCTATTTCAGCATCAGTAAAGCCTTGTGCTTTAAAATCTGCTTTTAATAGTTCTTTATCATCTAAAGAGACATAGCTCTTTAAGTTTTCAATTCTTTCGTTTGTTACATTGCCCTTAGTCATTTGTTGCAACTCCTCAATCTTCTTATCCTTTTCTTGGATATAATTTAAGAAGTCCTCCTCAGACTTAACCTCTACACCAATCTTATCGCTAATAGCTTCATAATTAAAATCAACATTAGCAGGTTGTTCAGTAGTGCTTTCTTCTTGTGCTTCGGTGTTCTCTGTTTCAGTTGTTTCCTCAGTAGAAGTTTCTCCATTATCAGGAAGTTCCCATTCTATTTCTAAACCCTCATCAGATTCCTCTGTATTAGTTTCAGAACTAGCTTCGGTAGTTTCAGTTTCAGAATCATTAGACTCTTGAACATCCATAAAAGCATTGTTGTCAAATGTAACATCTGCAGACGTTTCCGCAGTTTCTTGTGTTTGTGTTTCAACAGTTTCTTCTGCTAATCCACCTGTATTCTCTTCTCTTTCCATAACTTATCTTTTTACAAATATAAAAAATTATTCTTTTTCAATAACTTGTTCTTCCTCTTTATTCGCAGCATCCATTAACTTCTCGTCTAATCCTGCTCTACGATTTGCAGTGTGCATATCCTTAGCATGCTCTTGCTTCATACCCTCTTGCTCCGACCTTGCTTGTGCATTAATTTGAGCAACAGCAATATCTCCCTCTGTATTAATCTTAGCAACCTCAATAGGAACTTGAATTTTCTGAGCGTTAATTTCATTAGCTTGTTCAGTAGCAGCAATTTGTCTCTCTTCCATTTCTACTTGTTGAGCACGTAACTCACTAATACCTTGACTGATAATAGCTTCAACCTCAACAGCACTATCTGCTCTTACTGCTTTAACCGCAGTCATAGGGTCTAACTCTCCAGTAGAAGAATATCTTTCCATAAGCTGCATCATAGTTTGCTTATCTTGAACCTCTTTACCGCTATTAGCTAAGAAGATACCGTACTCATCTAATGATATAGCTTTATCTATTTTGAATGTTTCCATTCCTATATCGCCATAGATGTTCGCCATTCTTCCTTCGTTAGCCCAAGCTATACGCATAAGGTTTGCTAACCCATTAAAGACTTCTCCAACTATCTTGTAATGAATATCAAATAATGGAGCAGTAATTAATGATGATTGCATAATGTTTTGTTGAGTAACCCCAACTAAATCTCCTGACTTCTGAACACCACTACGAGAAGCGCTAATACCTGTTAGCTTATCAGCAGTATCTTCCAACATCATCTTTAAGTTAATCAACTGACCAACTGATTGTGATAATGTGAAATCTACATTTTGGAATTGATTAAACGTATGATTTTGACCACCCTCTTGCTTACTGTTAATAAGTATAAGCCCAGAGTTTTTAGCGTGATACATTACATCGTCTAACGGAATGTTTTTTGGCTTTTGAGCAGTATCATATATTAATGATTTACCACCTGCTCTCGACATCGCTAACTCTATCTGATAGATAGTAATGTTATACAACATCTGAATATTCTTTAAACTATCTACAACAGATATGGTCGTATTGTTAATGTTATCTTTTACAATACCAAAATAATCTAATTGCGCATTAGCATAATTCTCTTCAAAACGTATTTGATTTGGTTTCGGCCCCCAATCTACAATTATATCTTCGCCTATTCTAGTAGCTTGATGTATAAATGTAATTGGCTTCTTAACAACCTTTTCGCCTTTCTTAGCTTTATAGTTGTCCTTAACCATTTTATAATAAGGAACTTCCGGATCGTATTTGTTTTCACTAACCTTATACCTTAACATTTTAATAGATTTCCATTGCATACAAACAACACGAATCTTTAAATGCTTATCATCATTGTCTAAATGGTAATTATTGAAATTACCTAAGTCGTCTCCATTAAGTGCTTTAGAATTTTGAGAAAGCTTTTCTAACTTTTCAACTTCTGAAATCTCTAGTTGGTCTCCCCAGAAATCTAATATCTCATTAACGGTGTACCAATTCTCATCTCCTGCATATCTACTGTCCTTGATGTTTTCTTTATCAGAGTCAATATCATATATCATTGCGCGAGGGTCTTTCCTCTCAACGAAAGGATCTCCATTTTTAATAGACACCTTATAAAATTCTTTTGCTGTAATAGTAAGGTCATACATACCTCGTTTAAATACAGACTTTAAATCCTGCTTCTGAATTAAGAAACTAAGACCAGTATGAACTTGGTCCTCAATAGCATCTCTAAACTTAAACTCTTTGAACTTTTCAATATCTTCTGGAATCTCTTCTCCTAATTCCTCATCAGGAAACTCCATTCCTAAAGCTTTCTCCATCTCTCTACGTATAGGACGTAAAGCAACTTCTGCAGCAACAGTTATTTTCTTTTCATTCTTTCTACGTATAGCAGAACGATTAATAACATGTGCTGTGAATTGTAATGGTTGAGAGATTAATTCACCGACAAGTAAATCAATCTTAGGTTTAATCATTGGATAATTGACAAATCTAGCAGGAGACGTTAAACCGTAAGCATCAGTTACATAAGTAAAACTCTTAGGGTCAAAATGACCTCCATACAATAAATAATTATCGTGGTCTTTCTTTTTTTCGTCAGTATATCTTCGATGTTCTCTATTGCTAGAATAAAGAGCATTAAGACACTTTAAGTGCCAGTCTTTAGTTTTTTCCCTATCGGGAATGTTCTGTTTTGGAAATTCCATTAATGCGCATTAATCATCATAAACCATATTTTCCAAAAGTAACCCTTTTATTTGGATTTCCAAAATCATTATCGTGAGAAGTTACAGGAACTATCCTTCCGTTCACATTTTTAAAATGAGGGATAAAGTCTTTATCTCCACTTTCTTCTTCTACCTTTTTTACTAGCCTAGCGTTATCACTATTATGTATTAAAGCTATACCGAAAGCCATAACCCTATCCGTATTCTTAGAACCAAACACCGACATCTCTGTTAATAAGTCAACAAAGAAAATTTGTTCTGAATGTTCTTTTATGTATTCATCAACAAGTTCTGTAGCTAAAGACTTCTGATACGACTTCATACTAATACCATATCTATTGGCTACCGTACTCCAAGGGCTATCAGCAGAACGAGGTCTTTCCTTTAAGTACTTAACCATCTTATTATCAATGAAGTACTTTAAGAAAGCATCATCATTATACTCAACAAGTATCTGACTGTCATAATACACCGCTAACTTTAAACAATTCTCATAGAACTCTGATTTCTTGTAAGGTCTATCCGTATACATAGCAACAGGCATTTCTCCAGGTATCTCCATATTAATGAATTTCCTATGAACAACCATACAACCTTTAGACTCCCTCTCTACATAGCCTTCATCTAAATCATCATCAACGTGATAGGGATCGACTCCTGAAACGTGTGCATTTTTAAAATCTTTTAATGGCTCATGAACTATATTAAATTTACCCTCATCATCAGGAACAAATTCTGGAGATAATCCAAACACCCTTTTACCTTGCGGATTCTTACCCCATTCTAATCTACCTTTGTTAACTATCTGTAAATCAGTATTTGTAAGTATCTCGGCTTTCTGCTTATTAATCTTATCAATATCAAATGGCGTAGCACCTGTATTCATAAAAGCATCTTCCGGTTTCAAAGGCATCTCTTGTAGGAACGCGTAGTAAAGCGATTTATCTTTAGCTTTCTTCTTGTCGGCCCTACGCTTCATTATATCTTCCTTCGCGCCCTCTGTATCAGACACACCAGTTTTCTCATCAAAGAAAGGATAATAGACTTTGTTCGCAGGAATGAATAATGCTTTTAGATTATACTTCTCTGCATCGTAATACATTTCCATATAATCTTCTGACTCGTTACCTAACTGATTTGATGTACCACCAATAACGGGAATACCGTATTGAACCTTTCCCTCTCTAAAACATTCTTCATTAGCGAAATATACTTTCTTTAGTTTCTTGAACTCTCCCGACTCCTCAAACACCATATACTTTAACGAAGTACCACGAAAAGCATCAGGCTTATCCATTGTTCTAAAGTGTAACTTAGAGTTAAGACCTTTCTCTACCCATACACCATCTAGCTTTTCTTTAAAGCCAGAAACTAATATGTCTTCATTCGCGTGAAGCGTTTTGTTTCTAAGCTCACTAGGTAATGAATTGTATGTAAGCAATAACTTTCTACGGAAATCTTCCACGTAATGCGCTTGCTGCGCTCCAATACCACTCTCACTATTAGAGTAAAACGTCCAATCGTGAAGCAGTAGATTCGCGTTCATATAAGAGAACCCCTTACGTCTAGCTTTTAAAACTATAATACCCCTACCTTCTTCTTCCGCTAACTCAATCTCATCATAATATTCATGATCTTGGTCACGATACTTTGGAGGTATCATTCCTTTACGATTTGTTTTAGCTGAATAACCTTCTATCTTACAGAAGTTTAAATAGAAATAATATGGTCCAGTTATTCTCCTACCACCATTAGGCTTATAGCCCTCCTTACATCTTTTGATTTGCTCGTGCCACCAATGCCTATACTCAATAGAGTTCTTTCTTAATTTGGCGATAGTTTTATCGTGAAGAACCGGACTGTATTTACTTGAACTAATCAATCCTTACGACTAAGCGATTCTTCAATGAAAGACATATCGTTAAGAGTACCACCATGTATCTTAATCTCATCTTCTTGGTTTTTAAGGATTAACTCCTTAATCTTTTCTCTTGACTCTGCAGCTTCCTTCATATCTTTCTGCATCTTAGTAATCTTACTCATATTATCCTCGTCAGCTTCTATGCCTTGATACAACTCAGTAAGCTCATAAGACTTATCTATCATCGCATTGTACTGATGTATTAATGGGTCAAATTGAAGTCTGTCATACTCTTTAATTGCACCAAGAACTAAGACATCATTACATAAAGCATGATTAGCTTTTCCGAATATGTTATAGGTAACTTCTCTTCTACGCTCTTTCTGTGGAACTCTACGGTAAGGAGATTTGTAATCGAACATTGAAACTATCCAACGAACCATCTTACTGCCCATACGCTTGTGCTTATACACTTTCCACATATTAGGCATTAAGGCTATAGAGTGGTCCTGCAGGAAAGCATTACCCTCTTTATCTATATCGACAAGTTGATTATACATTAGTACTTCATTTTCTTAGGGCGCTGCTTACTATCTTTACTCTGTAAGCTTTTTCTACCCTTCTTTTCTTTTCTCTTAACTTCTCTTTTCTCGTATTCCCGCTTATTAACTCTCATAAAATTTTGGAATGCCTAATTCTTTTAACATTACATTTACAGCGCTTTCAGCTAAAAACATTTGAAGCTCTCTTTCTGAGATTAAAAAATTCATTAAAGCATCCCACTCGTCAAGACTTATTTTATAATCTTTATGTGCAGGAACATATTTAAGTCCTTTTCCGTCACTAGACTCTACCGCATTAACAATCTTATTGTTAATATGTATAGAAGTGCTTGATGTTCTAACTATGTGCATGTTTATATCTGTATTCATATTCTAGGTTTTTTAGGTTTATATCGCTAATATAGGAATAATTTTTATATTTGCTACCAATGAACCTAATTAATAAGAATGAATATGCTAATGGATATGAGTTTAATATTGTATACGCTACAATAGAAATAAGCTCAATTCTAAACACAGACATATCAAAGGTTAGAAAGAACCCAAGTCTGTTATCTAAAAAATCTAAAACGCAAACCGTAGAGAATACTGTTCAGCTATTAGACCAGGAGAATCTATTTCCCAACAAAGCAACACACGATAGAAAGCTATCAACCTATATACCAAAAGACCACAACAAAAGAACATACTGGATAAGCAAAGTGCATATCCATAAACAAATATCAAAAACTAAATTAATATGAGTTTTACATTATCTAAACCCCTTGACTTTCGTGTTGAAGTAAGAGATGAAATCTTAAAAATGTTAAACGAAAGTCCTACGCCTATTATATTCACTAGGGGTAATTATAGAATTATTCAATTAAACAACAAAAAAATAAAATCAAATGAAAACAATCAAAGCGCTCATTCTGAGCATCATGCTTATCACAGTATTTAACTGTCAAGCACAAGAAAACGAGAAACATTATTTTGCAGAGATCACTTCTATATATGATGGAGATACATTTACTGTAATGATAGAACTAGGTTTTGAAACCTACAAATTAGAAACTATACGTATTGCCAGAATAGATACCCCCGAGCTTAGAGGGAAAGAGAAAGAAGAGGGGTACAAGTCTAAAGATTTCCTAGTCAAACTTCTAGCATCAGGTAACTGCTATCTTATATACAAAGGAAGAGGTAAGTATGGTAGAGCTATATGTGAGGTCTATACATCAGATGGTCAAATCAATATATCTGATTATATGCTAGACAATGGATACGCTAAGAAGTACGGAGAGAATAAAAAACCATAACTGTCCGTCCGTCCAAAACCCTAAGAATAAAATGGACGGACACTAATAAGTAATTAACAACTAAACATAAATCAAGATGAAAAATTGGTACACAATTCAAAACATGGGAGAGGACATCGCTGAAATCGATAGACTATCTCAAATGCAAAAACAAAGCGGTATTAAAGAACTTAATGCTGCTCAATGCTCACCTAGATTACCTAAATCTCATCAATCTACCGGACTTACTCCAGAAGAAGATAAAAGAGCACACAAAGCAGTAACGAAACTATTCAGATGGTATTGGTGGCCATTCTCTAAAATTAGAAAGAACATGTTGCTACTAACAAAATAATGCATACCTTTATCAAGCTTAAATGATTCATTCTTAGTTTAAGTTTTAGGTTTTGTAATTATCCCTCATTAGAATTTCTATTGGGGGATTTTTATTGGATGTATATTTGGTAGTCTAATATTTATTACTACATTTGTAACGCGACATCTACATACGAAAACTTTAAGAGAATTTATTTCTCAACGTATGAAAGGTTAAACGGTAGTATGTCGCTATACAAAACGTTTAACCTTTTTTCTTTGACATAGTATATTGTTTCTAAAGTAATCCCGGAATAGGACCAAACAGAATCCAACGTCTCACCCCCTAATAAATACGGAAGGATAAATAAG